GTACATATTGCAGCTCGTCGAACTGGTAAGTCTTATGCAGCTGCTATACTTGCCTTTGCTAAACTTTTAGAACCTGGTCAGCAAGTGATGGTGGTTGCCCCTAACTTTTCTCTCTCATCTATTATATGGGACTATGTAACAGACTTAATTAAACAACTTGAGATTGAGGTTGATCGATTCAATCAAAAAGATAAAGTTGTAAAACTCATTAATGGTTCTATATTTAGATTACTTTCTGCTAACAATAGAGACTCTTTAGTTGGCCGTGCGGCTAACCTCCTAATTGTTGATGAGGCGGCTATCATTCCCAATGATGAATATTATACCCGTGATTTACGTCCTGCACTTTCTACATTTAAAGATTCTCGTTGTTTGTGGATTTCTACTCCCCGTGGCAAGGGTAATTATCTTTACTCTTATTTTTTAAGAGGGCAAGATCAAGAGTATCAAGAATGGGGGTCTTCTCTACATACTTGGAGGGCTAATCCTCTATTATCGGAGAATGATATTGAAGAAGCGAGAAAATCTATCACTCGTGCTTTGTTTGCTCAAGAGTATGAATGCGAATGGACAACTACTGAATCACAAATTTATGAAGCTTTAGATGAGTCTAAACATATTAATGACTACGTGGGTGAACGTTTTGCTGAAGTTCTAGCAGGGCTTGATGTGGGTTATCGAGATGAAAACGTTTTTGTTGTTATCGGTTATGATGGTGAGAATTATTTTATAATTGATGAATACATATCAAAAGAATCTACTACCTCTGAACTAGCAGCTGCTATACAAGAAAAAATTGATGAATGGAATATTGATTCGATATACATAGATTCAGCGGCACAACAAGTAAAAGCTGACTTTGCCTATGACTACGACATTTATTGCGAAAACGCTATAAAATCTGTAAATGATGGTATTAATTTTTTACAAGTGTTAATAGAGTCTGACAGACTCTTTTTTGATACAATGGGTGCTTCCCACACCTTTTCTGCAATGAGTTCATATAAATGGAATCCTAATACTGAAACACCTAAACCAATTCATGATTGGGCTTCTCACCCTTGTGATGCTGTAAGGTACGCAATTTATACACATTCTAAAATGAGTAATATTTCAATCTATGCGTAAAGATATTCGACTTATTGTTTTAAATTATAATCGTAGAGAAAATGTGGCTAAGATAGTAGATACTTATAAAAATTTAATACCAATTACAGTTGTTAACAATAATCCAAAGGAAATGTTTCCGTATCTAAGTTATCCAGTTGATGTTATTAATAACCAAAAAAACAGGTTGTGTATGGAAAGGTGGCATAGGTGTTTTGATTATGGCGAAAAATATAAATTTATAATTGATGATGATTTACTTCCACATCCTTCCTTGCTGTACACTATGATTAAAAAAGACCTAGATATAATAGGCATATATGGTAAATCTGGGGTAAAATCTGCTACAAAATATGAAGATTTAAATGACCATTGGTGTGTCGATAGTAAAGTTGATTTTTTAGTAGGGTCAGCCATACTTGTAAAACAAAATGCTCTAGACAAAATATATGACTCTATTATGAAAATTGGATATCCTGAAAGAGGTGATGATATTATTATTTCATATCTGCTTAAGAAAGAACTTAATTTACAGCATTTAAACACTGTAGCAGGAAAAGTTTTAAATTTACCTGAAGGTGATGTTGGTTTAAACAAAAATAGTAATCACTATTCTATGAGATGGAACATATTAGAAAAATTTAAAAATAACTCTTGGACAGATAATGAAAGTGTAGTAAAGTGAATAAATTAAAGCGTATTCCTATTAAATATATTAGAGACTTCATCAAAAAAGATTATAAACTTCGTGATGAATGTTATATTTGTGGGTCTAAAGAAAAATTAGAGTTGCATCATTTATTCAGTGTAAGTGAGCTTTTTAATAACTGGTGTGACAAAAACAAAATAAATGTTATAGAAGACGTTGAAACGATCAACAAGTTACGGGTTGAGTTCTCACAAGACTGTGAGTCTGATCTAAGTCATGAAAACCTATTTACTTTATGTAGTATTCATCACAAGCAACTTCATAATATTTATGGACAAAGATATTCTAATCACCTAACTGGTAAAATTAAAAACTGGTTAGATATTCAAAGGGCAAAAAATGGCAGATGAAAAATTAGGTTTTAGAGGTTGGCTGGCTGAAAAATTAAACCCTGCTCAACCATCGATCGCATCTTTAGAGCCTTATGCCTCTCCCGAAACTATTACTGATTTTGAGCAAGCGTACCGTGAAATTGAGGTAGTTCATCGTTCGGTTGAAATGGTTATCAATGCCTGTGTCGAAGTACCCTTGATTGTAGAAGGCAGCTCCCCCGCTAAAAAAGTTAACAGAATGTTAAATTACAAACCTAATCCATTTGAAGATAGGGTTAGGTTGTTTAGGCGTGCCTTCTTAGATTTTATGTTAGATGGTAATGCATTCTTTTATTATGACGGTCAAGACCTATTCTTATTACCTGCCAATGATGTTGAAGTAGTTCCTGATTCACAGACGTTTGTGTCACACTATAACTATTTAGTACATAATCAACAAGCCAATGATTTTTATGGATTTGGGGCTGGTAAAACTACTCGTAAATCTGAAGCAATTCGTTTCGAACCTCATGAAATAATTCACATCTATACCGAAAATGAAAATTCTATTTTTAGAGGTGTATCAAGATTAAAAGCTATACTTGGATTGATGGAAGTTTACTATTATATGATAAAGTTCCAAAGACAATTCTTTAAAAATAACGCACTTCCTGGGTTTGTACTAACAACAGATAATATCCTTTCACAGCGTGTCAAGCAGAGACTATTAGAGGCTTGGAGATCTACTTATACCACTATATTTGATGGTGCAAGAAATCCTGCTATTTTAGATGGTGGATTAAAGATTGATAAATTTTCTACTGTAAATTTTGATCAACTTGACTTTGAAAATTCAATTGAAAGAATCCAGATTGATATGGCAAAAGCCATTGGTGTTCCTTACGTGCTTTTAAAATCAGGTAATAATGCAAATATTGAAGCAAACCAAAAACTATTCTACCTTCATACTGTATTACCGATATTGAATCAATTCACTTCTGCCTTTCAGCACTTTTTTAATGGAGGCGTAACAATTCGTCCCGATCGTTTAAGTGTTCCAGCATTACAACCTGATAATAGAACTCAGGCAGTCTATTACTCTACTCTGGTAAATACAGGAATTATTACCCCAAATGAAGCTCGTGAAGGATTAAGATTTCCAAAATTGGAAGATAATGATACTATAAGAGTACCGCAAAACATCACAGGTAGCGCAACTGATGCTACTCAAGGTGGAAGACCCCCAACAGGGGAATCATTAGATGAGGAAGTAACTGATGAATAAAACAATTTATCTAAATAGTGCTTTCGAAACAAAGAGTGTCAAAAAAGGTTCAAAAGCCCTTAAAATTGCAGGCTATGCTAACACAACATCAAAGGATCGTGCCGGAGATATTGTAACTGCTGAAGCTTGGGCTAAAGGTGTTGAGAACTTTAGGAAAAATCCTGTTATGCTATTCCAGCATAAGCATGATTGCCCTATCGGTCGTATTGAGAAAATTACTGTCGATAAAAAAGGTATCTTTGTCGAAGGTGCAGTTTCAGAAGCAGCTGAAAAGACTCATGGTGTACAAACCTTGATTCGTGACGGTGCTTTAAAAAGTTTTAGTGTAGGTTTTCGTGTCAAGGATGGTAAATATAATAGAGAAGATGATTCAATGATGATTACTGATGTTGAATTATTAGAAATCTCTGTTGTGTCCGTTCCTTGCAACCAAGACTCACTATTTTCAATTCGTAAATCATTTGATTCAGACGATGAATTTAATGAGTTTAAAAAGTCTCTTGCAGAGGCAGACGAAAAAGAAATCAAGATGATGCGTAAAATTAAAGCTGGAATTACCGACGTGAGCGAAGGTCACTATCATACCGTAGAGATGGATGAAGGTGGCAATGGTGTTACCACATACGCATCGCATATGGCTAACCACGCTCACAAAATTGTTGCTGGTGTCGTGTTAGAGGCTGAAGGTCACACACATGATATCACAATGATGGGTGTTCCAATTCATAATATGGAGGAGGGCGAGGTTGTAAACGAACGTCCAATGTCTCCAACCGAGGAGGAAGCAATGAGTAACTCAAAATCTGAGGAAGCTGTAGAAGAGAAGACTGAAGAAGTCATCGAAGAAGCAGCTGA